CCCGCGCTTCGTCTCGGCGTCGTCGGCCTTGACCAGTTCGAGGTACACTCGCCCGCTCTCGTCGCCGAAAGCGTCGACTTCGACGACCCAGTTGTCCCCGGCCGGCGTCGCGGTCTCGAGCTTCGCGGCAAGGGCGTAGAGGGCGGCGCGCACTACGCGGTAGTGGGTCCCGCGCGGGTAGCGGATCTCGACCTGCGGCTGCGCTGTCCCGTAGCGGCTGTGGGCAAGCGATACATTGATGTTGGCGTTCGCGGGCGTCTTGCTGATTGCGTTGTTCGTCTTCATGGCCGGATGTACATGCGGGTTGTGTTCCAACTATCACCTTCGACAATCCTCGAGGATTCTCGCCCCCCGATTGTCGCCGCCCTGATGTACGTATCAGGGCCTGCGGGTTCTTCGAGGATTCTGCGCGATGCCCGAATCAGGGCGTCAGCAGAACTTGCGGCCTGGCTTGGGGGCCCGCGGCCGGGCCCCCCCGGGCTATTGCGTTATGCGGCACGTTCCTCCTGGGCTGCGCGCTGGTCGCCCTGGGCGCGATCGCGGCGCTCGCCCTTCCAAGCAGCGGAGCCGCCGAGCTTCTTGAGCAGGTGCAGCCGGGCGGTCTTGAACTCGTCGCCAATCATCCCGAGGCCGAGGAGCCAGACCCTCATGTCGTACTTCGAAGTCGCTGCGTTGTATTCGCGGCGGCGGCTCGATGCTGCCTTCGACCCGAGCGCCTTGGCGGCGAGCGCGAGAGCGAATTGAATGTACGACTTGATCTCGCCCGCGTGCGTCGTCCCGTTGAAGAACCTCAGCTCGATCGATCCCCTAAAAAACAGGCTGTTTAGGTTGACTCCGTGATAGCGACTCGAATCATAGCGATCGGGGTTCGCGTTGCGGCGCCCGTACCAGGCGTCGCTGACTTCCTGCATCGTGCGCGGGCGGCGGCTCTCCAGGCGGCGGATGAACTCCGCGTCGACCGGGCGGCAGTAGCGCTGGAGGCGGGTCTCGCTGATCCCGAGCGCCTGTTCGATCAAGCGCTCCTGCTTGTGCACCATCTTGACCAGATTCGTCACCCCGCGCGCATCGAATCGGCTTCCGTCAATGTGGACGTGGATTCCGCAACTCAGGTCGGAGCGTCCGCCCGCGTTGCGCACCGCCCGAACCACCTGCTGCAACTCATCGATATCGTCGTAGCCGAGGACCGGGCTGACGATCTCCCCGCTCTGCTCTCCGCCGCTCAGCGAACCATCCGGCACCACCCTCCAGCTGCGGCCCTTGGCGTCTACGATCTTCCAGCTGCGGTAGTCGGCAGTCTTGGTTCCGCCAACCACGCTCTGGATGGCATTCGCGAGGCCTTCGCGTCCCAGGCCCACCGTCTCGATCTCGATCCCGAAGCGCAGCGTGTTGAGCATTTTCCTTCTCCGTTGTCCCGTGGGGGGTGCGTTGTCGCGTGGGACATACAGGCTCCGGTGTGTGGGATTAGCAAGGCGTCAATCGACAGAAAGATGTTCTTTTTCAGGTGGTTGAGATACTTGCAACATTCCGCGGAGATGCTGCGTGGACTGCCATGTAGGGGTGATGTAGGCAGGCTATGGTGGAATCGCGGATTGGGATTCAGGCGGCTTGCTCCGGGCCGAAAAGCGCGGCCGCGTCGTGGGCGCCGATGTGCTCCAGGTAATGGCCGAGAGCGCGCCGGAAGAACTCCATCCGGGTTTTCATCCCGTGCGCTCTCCACGCGGCGTCCATCTGCTCGACCGCGCTGGCGTCGAGGCGCAACGGGAGGATGCGGACGTCCGTGGCGCCCTGCTGGTCCGGGCTCCTGGTCTCGCGCGGGCCGATCGGGATCCTCCCCTTTTCCGCCTCGCGGATCTTCCAGATGAGATACGCCTTGTCGGTCGAGCCGGTGGGGCGACCGACCTTCTGCAGGTACATCGCCTGGAGCTCCTCGACGGTCATGCTCTTGAACCGCCCACGCTCAGCGCGGACAGCGGTGGCGCCTTCGGAAGTGTTCTTCCGCGCCCTCTTCTTGGGCTGTGCGCTCTGCTGTGAGGGCTCGGCGTGTTCTTCCGCGGTGGGCGTCTCCTCGTGAGGGGCGGCGACTTCCTCGGGGTTCGCAGCAGGTTCGCCGGTATCTGCCTCCACCTCCGTGGCCACTGCCTCGCTCTGTGCTGGGGCCTCGAGCTCGTGGTGCGGCTCCGGCTGCTCTTCGGGCTCTGCAGGCGCGGGAATCTCCCCCTGGGGCTCCAGCGCTTCGGGCTGCTCGGCTCGCTGGAGCATCGCTTGCTCAATGCGGCGGATGAGGAAGGTGCGATTGGGGCAACGGGTCTCTTCGCCGATGACCTCGAGGAATCGTTGCTGCAGCTCGGGGAGGCGAAGGTTGTCGAGGTCGTTGGTGGGTTGGGTTCGTCGCGGCATGGTCGGACTCCTTCTGCGGGTACACGTTCCCCTCGCGCGGCATCCCGCTCTGCTCGCCGGGGTCGTCGTCTCGCCCTGCTTGGTCGGGCTTCGCTGCGCACATACAGGCTCCGGCGATCGACGAAGGCAAGGTCGTATTCGAGAGCGCGATGTTGATTCCACAAGGTGGCAGAAGGAGCAAAGCCGGCGCGGGGGGGACCCGTCCGGCTGCGCGGTTGTTCGGTGCAGCGCTATCGTCGCGCGAATGCCCAGGTCTGCTTGGATCCGTATCGCAGCTGCGTTCCCTCGATCAGCAGTACATCCGAGGGGGACATGCCGTCGCGGCAGACAGCGACGTCGTCGTCTTCCTCGGCGAGGACGTCCTCGCGTTGCACCACACCCGCGATCGAGAATTCGAACGGCCAAGAGGGTTGTTCGGCCAGGTAGAGTTCTGCTTCCGGGTCGTACTGCTGCAGCATCTCGATCAGCTCTCCCACCTTCATCGTTCTGCTCCTTCTGCGGGGCGGTGATTCGCGTGCCCCGCGAGCGACATACAGGCTCCGGTTGCGCGGCATATCAAGGCCGGTAGAGCAGATTCTGGGGGGAAATCAGGAGGGCGCCAGAAGTCCGGGGATTCTGGCGATGTCGAGCCACCCGCGCAGGACGCGATTGCCCACCATGAGCTGCTTTCCTTGTACGCGAAAGCGTGAGACGCGGCGCCGTCCCGCGGGCTTCCCGGTCTTCGGGTCGACGAGCCCGTAGTCGAAGGTGGCAATTGTCCCGGCGGCCTCGTCGAGACTTTCGAGTACGCACACGTGCTCGGGCATTGCGACGTAGAGAACGTCGCCAGGCTTTGGTCGCTTCTTGACTGTGCTCCAAACGAAGGCCTTCCCGGTGCGGAAGACGAGCTTGGAGAGGTTCTGGCCAATGCTCCAGGGCAGCTTGCCACCGTCGTCGTTTCGGTTCACGATCCGCTCGTCCCGAAGCCCGAGACGCATCAAGACGAACTGAGGGAGGTCGCCGCAGGCGGAGTACTTGGGCCAGCGGTTGCGCTCCTCGGTGACTTCCTCGAACACGGGGTCGCCGAGGACGCGCCCGTCGTCTCCGTTGCACGCGTGTCGCGCGATGGCGACTGCTGTTGCCCGCAGGACTTCCTCGGTCGTGAATGGGCCGTTGGTGAAGTCGAAGGGTCCCATGACGCCGCTCACTCGTGGGTCGAAGCGTTGCGGGTGCGGCCGCGGAGCTCGTCGATGGCCTCGCGGAGCGCGAGCAGGGCCGCCTCGACCTTGGTGATCGCCGAGGTCTGGGCCTCGGAGATCTGCGCGACCTTCTCGTAGAGGTCCTTCACCTCCTTGTCCTTCTTTTCGATCACACGCCAGAAGGCCCAGCCGAGCACGGCCACCAGGCCGTAGGGGCCGGTCGCCTTGAGGAACTCGGCGATTGTTGCGTACATCTCCATGCTACTTACTCCTTCGCTGCGATTCGCGTTGGGGCTCCACGCTGTCCGGCACGAAGTACCGAACGGCGAGGAGCTCGTTTAGGCGGGTCTCGAACCCGCGGTTCGACTCGGTGTCGTCGGGGATACGAAGCGCGGTGAGCGCTTGACGGACGACGGGCGACACATTCCCTTCGTCCCGCGCCGCGAGCTCGATGAGCTTGGGCTTGTCTTTCAGGATGCTGAGCAGGACAAGCTGCGGACGCGAGTCGCCGACCTCGACCATCGCCCGCCAGAGCGATTCGAGCGCGGCATCGTCGACCACGTTCTTCTCGATATGATCCGCGATTGCTCCCCAGCACGGGAGCTCGCCCTTGGCGCCCGTGCGCGAGGCGAACTCGGCCAGTGCCTTGGCGCTCTTGGTCCCGATGCGTTCGACTCGATCCGCCAGACTCTTGCGTGTGCTACGCGACACGATAGGCCCCCACGGTGATGAAGAGTTGCTCGGACGACGTGTTCCGAACCCAGAGCTCGCAGTCGGTACCGCCGGAGACCGTCACCTTGGTCATCCAGCAACGGATTTGCGACGAGAGCGCTCCTTGCACGTAGGTCGTGGCTTCAGGCCACCCGTTCGTCCCTACGTAGTTGTACGCGTACTCGATGACGTGCGGGAAGTCGTCGAGGGTCGTGTACAGCCTCGACTCGCCCGGATTGAGCTGGTTGGTCTGCCGGTACACTTCACGCAGATAGCGCGCGTCGTGGTCTGCAGAGTCGACGTGAACGTTGATGTTCTTGACGCATTCGCGGAGCTGACTTCGCACCGAGCCGGCCGTGATCGAGTAGGGCGACGCGGCGGCTGCGTCGTTCCCCACCAGGCTCGCGCCGCTGTTCGGGTTCGCCTGCGATTGAAGGTCCGACGCAATCTCCTGGAGCTGCGCCTGCACGCTGGTACCCGAGATGAAGCTGTGCACCGCGGCCTGGATCGCCGAGGCCTTGTGCGCGTTCGCCATCGCGCCGACATGGGCGTTGAGCCATGCGAGGAGCTGGGACAGCTGGGCGTCGACCGATCCTACCGGGAGGGCGTGAGGCGTTCCCGCGACGGCGTCTGCGCCCACCCGCGCGGCGCCGGGACTGCTCGACACGGTCGAGGACAAGTCGTCGATAAGTTCGTCGAGTGCACCCCTCACGTTGCTTGCTGCGACGAAGCCATGCGGCGTGTAGTCGACGTCCTGGGCCTTGTGGCGGTGCGAGGTCGCCCCGAAGTGCCCGGCCAGAAGCTCGTCGACCGAGTCGAGGGCTGCCTGCACACTGTTCGCGGCGGCGCTGATCGCGCTCCACAGGCCGGAGAGCACCTGGACCGCGTCGCCGTGCGCGAACACGAAGGCCTGGCGGCGCGCCACGCTGATGTCGGCGTTAAGGATCTGGAGCTGCCCGGCGCGGCGGTTCACGTCGCAGACCAGAAGCTCGTCGTCCACGAGCGGGACCTTCGGTGCGGAACCGATGGCGGCCTGCGGCCCCTGGCGGACCACGAGCTCGAACGACTCGTCACGCCGGAAGAAGACCTGCTGGGAGTTGCCGTCGGTGCGCGGGTCCGAGAGGAGCCGCTTGAAGCGAATGAACACGCCAAGCCACCGTTCGTGCGTGTTGGTCGAGACGTCGGTGGGGATGCCGGTGGAGTCGACGGCCAGGTTCACCGTCTGGCCCGTGCCGAAGAACACGCGCTGCCCGAGCCGGTCGTAGGCTCGGCCGGGGGCGGACAGGTCGATGGTGAGGTCGGCGATTGGCGCGTGCTGCGTGGGCACGGCGCCGCTGACGACGCCGTAGACCCCGATGTCAGCGGCGAGGTTGTGGTCGGCCTTCTCGAGCAGCTCGAAGCCCAGGTCGAGCTCGGCCTCGGTCACCTTCTGCCGGAAGTAGTAGTCGAGACGGTCTGCCATGGCCGAGGCCTTCGGGGAGGCAGAGGGGGCTCGTGATGTTTGGGGGACAAGAGCCGTGAGCCGCGCGTTGTCTCTGGGGCCTCGACGGCAAGGTGACCCGATGGCAGTCTACGGTTGGAGCCAGCCGCAAGGTTCAGGCGGAGCCCCCCAATGTCGTCGACCCACGAGATCGTTCTTCCAGCCCACAGGGTGCGCAACTTCGACCCCATCGAGATCTTCAACGACCGGGTCAAAGACCGGACCGTCGTATACCTCGACCACAACATCTGGATAGATTTGCAGGACGCGGTCACGCCGGATGCCCGCAGTTGCCGGGACGTCTGCCTACGCGCGGTGGACGATGGCCTCGCCGTCTTCCCAGTGGCATTCGCCTCCATGAGCGAGATGTTCGACATCCCTGCGGACGACGTGCGCGTTAGACACGCTGAGTTGATGGACGCGCTCTCACTGGGGGTTGCCCTTCGCAATTCTCAGTACGTCTACGCGATGGAAGGTGAAGCCGCGTATCGGTACGTCTTCCACTCGGAGCGGCCGCAGTCCCGTAGGAATGAAGTCTTCACAGCGGTCCAGGACTACCTCGCCGATAGTTACACATCTTTCCCCGAAGGATGGCGTCGTGCAGACGTTGAGCGCTTCTTGGCTCATCTCCGCGATCCGGGCACTGCCACCGTCAAGTGGCTGGTTGAGCACTGCAACGTCGACGAGATTCGCGCGGGCCACGCTCGCACCGCTACATACGCCGAACGAATGGAGGCTCAACGCCAGGAGTACTTGGCCAAGGGCCCCCAGCGGTACGATCTCGAGGCAGTTGTCAGGAATGCGCGGCGCTCCTTGTTCGCGGAATGCGTGATGCCAGCAATCCGACGTTGCTCGAGGGCGGAGATGACTCCCGCAGAGTTTGATAGGTTGGTTCACGCCTACCGCTCACAGCATGGCGACGGAAACGACGAGCGGTTACGCAAGGTCTTTCGGGAAGCCGCGCCCGTGCTCGAGGTATTCGCTCACGTTGTTGCCGCCCAGTCAGCGGACCCGAGACGACGGAGCAGACCACAGGATTTCTGGGACATCGAGCACGCCGGGTACGCGCCGGTATACACCGATGCGTTCGTCACCGCCGATGGCGGGTTGAGAGCGAGGCTTCCCGTGGGGCAGCGCCGCCCGCCCGCGGCGCAAGCCGTGGTACTCGATTCAGTGTCGGCCCTTAGAGACTGGATCCTCTCACGGAAAAGGGAGTAGCCGACCCGATTCAGTGAAGTTGTGTCTCGGGTCCGATCTCGCTCACCCCAAGCTCCCAATGATCCGGCACGATCGGAGCGACGGGCTCGAGAAGGTTCACGAAGTGCGTGTGGGCCGGCTTCATGTAGTTCACGATCGCGCGGAGATGCTTGCGCTCCGTCGGGGTGAGCACGCGCCCCACCTTCACGTCGAACGCGTAGCGCGCGAAGCGGTCGGAGGGGCCGAGCTCCCAGTCGATGCCCAGCTCGGACACGCCCAGCACCAGGGCGGTGGCGGCGAGGCCGGTGATCGCCTCGATCTCGAGGCGCAGGAAGAATCGCACCGCATTGCGGATGCCGATGGCCGTCCCCTTCTGCCGGTACACCTCGACGAGCACGGCGGCGAGCCTCCGCTTGCCCAGCTCGTCGAGGTCGAAGGGGAATGGGTTGCCGAGGTCGCGGAGGATCAGGTCGAGGAACGGTGATGGCGCGCGCTCGATGTCCCAGAGGTCCGGGAAGCGATCGACTTCGGCGAGGAGCAGGTCGACGACCTCCTGGAGGCAGCCGATGAACCTCGCGAGATCGCCCGTGGTGTCGCTGCGGCGATTGTGCTTCGGCAGCATCGACAACAGGTCGAAGCGCCGGCGCGGGGGGCGGGCCGGACGAAAGCCCTGGAACACGGCGGTGTCGAAGGGCGCGAGCACCGGGTTTCCCTTGCGGTCCCGCACTCCGGTGGCGACCACGCGGTAGGTGACGTCGGGCGTCATCTCGGTCGAGAGCGCCACGTCCACGAGCGACTCGATCGCAGCGGCCGATTCGGGCGCCACAGGAACGGCTGGCGCACCAAGCGCCGCGAAGGAGAAGCCCGCGGTGTCGGAGACGACGACCGGCTCGTCGAAACCGAGGCGCACGACGGTCTGCGAGATCGCGATCGCCGCGAGGAGCTTGGGGGCGGTACGGTCCTCAACATGGAACGAGTACGCCTGGTCCAGCGGGAAGCCTCCGCCGACGAGGTTCGACACGACGCGAACGGTCACGGTCGCGAGGCTTGCGAAGGGGACGACGGGGTCCAGCACCAGGCGAAGGGCGTCCGGGGTCTGCTCGATCGCGGCGCGGGTGCCAGCGAACGCAGGGGTGGGAGTGCCGTCGAACGCGAGCACTCCGTCGATCCACACACGGGTCGCCGTCGGGTCGATGCCGGCCGGGCCCGAGTCCGCGAGCTCGAGGGCGATCGTCGAGTTGATGGGCACGTCCGTCTCGTCGGGCCCGGGCGAGCGATTGATGAGCAGCGGGCGAGCCGTCTCCACCGTCGCCGCGACGGACTCCACAACAAGCGCGGGCAGCTCGAGCTCGGCCATCACACGCTCACCAGCTCCAGGCGCACGCCGACTTCGTGCGCGCCGGTCAGCTTCGACACGTTCGCGGCCAAATCCGTGATGGTTCGCGTGCGGCCCGACTCACACGTAGTGCGCGCGAGCTTGACGCCATCGACCACGACCGATGCTTCCCATGCTCCTCCAGCTGGGAGCCCCGGCGGCACCCGGAGCGTGAGCCGAGCGCGGACGAGGGTAACGCCCGTGAGGTCGGTCGTCTGCACGACCTCGGCGAAGTCGCCCGTCGCGAGGTCGAATAGACGCCCGGGCTCGAGGTCTCCGAGCACGAAGCGCAGCTCGCCGGGAGCGACTTCCACGCGCCCTTGCGACACGCCGAGGTTCGTGCGGAAGGCGTCGAGCTCGGACATCGAATCGGCCTACTGGAATTGACGGTAGATCTGAAGGTGGTCGAAGAACCCGCGGCGCGTGACATCGGCGACCGCGAAGCCGAATCCGCCGCGGCCCGACGTGAGGGGTTGCGAGCCGCTGTTGATGCCGAGTTGGTCGTCGATGAACACCGGCATGCCCGCGACGGGCTGCCATTGGGGAGGTACGACGAGGGGATTGGCGTCGAGGTCGTTGCGCATCACGGTGAGCACCACATCGCCGTTCGGATTGACGACGGCATCGAGCCGCAGATGAAGCCACGTTCCCTGCGTGAAGCTCTCGCTCGAGCGGAGCAGTACGCCCGGTCCATCGGATTCGGGCACACCCGCGACGATGCTGCCCTTGCGCAGGACGATGCGGTGCGGGTCATCGTCGGACAGGCCGAGCAGGTAGGCGTTGTCGTTGACCGAGGTGCCCTGGCCGCAGACGAACAGGAACGGCGAGAACCCCGTGGGGCCGCCGCCTGGCCCGCGCTGGATGCAGCCACGAATGGTCGCGCCCTTTGCCATCGGCGCGAAGTGCTGCAGATTTACGAACAGCGCGACTGCGCCCTTGGCCGCTACGAGGGAGTTGAATCCGTACAGGAATGCCCCTCCCCCGGGCGGACGGGCAATGCCGGCGGTCACACCGCGGTCGACTGAGGCGATATCGAGTCCATCGTTCAGGAACGTCCAGTCCGCGCTGCCCATTGGTCCTCCGTCACGGTGTGTGCTGCATCGGTGTCCACGCGCCCTCGAAGCGCTCGACGTTGACGGTCCAGCCGTCGAACCCGGCGCCCTCCCACGTTGCGGAGAACGGCGGCATCCAGGCCTCGAATCCTTCGACCGGCTGGCCGTCGAACTCGGCCGCGTCGTCGGTGACGTCGTCCCACGAGCTCACGAACGGCGACGACACCCAGCCGGTCTCCATATCGTCGAAGTCGTTGCCGGCGAAGAGAGCCGGGTCGGCGTTGCCGCCGGTCAGCTCCACCAGCAGCGGGCCGTCGTTCCAACCCTCCTCGAAGTCCTCGAATCCTTCGGCGAGCGAGTCGAACATCGCGATCGCGATATCGGCTTGCCCGAAGCTCGTGCGCAGCTCGAACCATCGCTCGAAGTCCTCCTGAGCGCTCTCCGGGACGGGACCGAATCCCGCGATGCGCTGCGCATGACACAGCGTACGAAGGGTCCAATTCGCGGCTTCGCCAGGCAGCGCACCGGGTTCATGGAAAACGGGATTGAGGAGCATCAGAGGATGACCCCCGAGTCGCCGTCGAACAGGGTGACCATCCGCAGGACGGGGAATTCCTTGAGCCCGAGCTTCACGTCCGCTGGCAGCCCGTTGAGCTTAAGATCGTAGGGGCCGTCGCCGAGCTTGCGTACGCCGTCGGTGTCGCGAACGACGTTGAACACGTCCGACCACGCGATCTCGCCCGCGGGGTTGCCCTCGGCGTCGCGCACGTTGAAGCCGAAGTCGATGTCGGGATTGGGCGTCCCATCGAGGAGTTCGATGCGGAACATCTCCGTGAGCCGCCGTCGGATGCGGTCTCGCGTGTCGCCCGGTGAGGCGCCTTGCCGCAGGAAGACGCGCGCCTCGACGTCGACGGTCCGGTAGACGGGGTCCTGCACGCTGACCTGGAACGTGAGCGTGCACGGGTAGACCTCGGTCACCTGCTTGAGCACGAGGTTCTTCAGGGCAGGCGTGGGGAGCCCGCCGCCCTTCGGAATCACGAACAGCACGCCGCTGTTCTCCTGGATGGTCGCGTCCTCGTTCGAGGTGAGCATGAGCGCGCGCGAGACACCGGGGACGCGACGCGCGTTGATCTCGAAGTCCTCGCGCGACACCGTGCGCGTGAGGGCGCGAAGGCTCTCCGGAGCCAAGAGCTTGGCCGCCGCGATGCTCTGGCGGTCGGAGCCCCCCTGCGCCGGCTCCGGATTGGTGACCATCAGCCGGACTGGACGCCCGTGCGCGTCGGCGAAGCTGCCCTCCACGACGACAAGCCGTCCGGTATCCACGTTGCCCATCGCCCCGCCGCCGGTCTTGTATGTGACCGAGATCGTGCCCGATGGCGGTGCGCCGTTCACCCCGTTGCCGAAGCGGATCATCCCCCGGTCGCTTTGGTCGACGAGCACAAGAAAATGCCTGTCGTTCGGCCCCGAGCCGAGCAGGCTGTCGACTTCGACGTACGTGCCATTTGAAGCGGCGATCGATGCAGAGCCGTCGAGGTAGGGCGTTCGGTCCAGGAGCAGGTCGAGGCCTGCAAGGCCGCGCGAATCGAAGAGCTGCGTGTGCGTCGCGGAGTTCTCGACGACCGCAGCGGCGACCGGAGGCGACGTCCCGGCGGCGATCACCAAGGGCGCCAGCAGCTGGAAGCGCACCGGCTCCGTCACCTCCTGGGTCCGCACCACGGTCCCCGCCTGAAGCGCCACGTTGGCCGACGGCGGCGCTTGCAGCGAGAACTGGACCGTGGCCTTGGCCGCGCGAGCCCCCTGCAACGTGAAGCCAAGCATGCGGGCCAGCGCGATCACGTTCTTGCGCTGCGTCGCGGTCGCCAAGCGCGACTCGCGGGCTTGGGCGTCGAGGTAGTACGTGATGACGTCACCGACGAAGGCGTACATCTCGAGCAGGATGTTGCCGAAGCCCGCGACCGAGAAGTCACTCCACTCGGGGAAGACCGACTGGAGCAGGGCGATGAGCCGCTCGCGCAGGGCGTCGAAGTCCTTGTCGGTGTAGTCGACGCTGGGCGGGAGCACGGGCACGGCAGGAACCTCCGGGGAGGCAGAGGACGCTGACGCCGGGTCCGGGACAGCCTATTGGGCAATCGGAATCGAGAGCGACCTTGTCCCCGAGGAAGCCGCCGTTGCCCGGTATCTCAGGCGAATGGTCACCGTGGCCCCATCCCGTGCGACGCCCAGCTCGAGAATCTGTGCTTCCGGCAACCACTTCCGCAGTGCATCCCGAACGTACACGCGAGCAAGCTCGGCCAGGATAGCGTCGTTGTTCTTGTGTCGCAGGAGTTGAAGCGGCGTGCCGAACGCGGTTCTCCATGGGAGCTCGCCCGATGATCGAGCTGTGGCGCCCTCTGTGGCGAGCAGCTGCTCGACCTTGGACGCGAGCAACTCCTCCCCGTCACCGGACGCGAAGTCGCGCTTCCTGTCACGCCTGAACGGGGTGAGAAGGCCGGTCATTTCATGGGTCCCGGCACGGCCGTGCGCGCCGCCTCGAGCGCCTTGATGAGCGCGTCGAAGGGCGGGATGGCGTCGTCGAGCGGGCGGCCGGCTAGGTCCTTGAGGTCCGGTACCTGCGGGCCGCCGATCAGGCCCATGAAGATGTTGATGATGCCGAGAAGCTTGCCGAGTGCGGCGAGGGCCTTGCCGACGTTCGCCGCCTCGGTCGCGACGTTTGCCTGGGCGCACTGGCAGATCGCCATCAGGCCGGCGTCGGCGAGGTTCTTCGCGCGATCGATTGCGCCCAGGATCTGGAGCATCTGCGCCTGCAGGTGCATGAGCTGGCTGCGCACGGTGCGAAGCGTCTCGATGGCGAGAGTGAGGAGCCGTCGCACCATCCGCGGCAGGACCACCCACGGCAGCATGTTGAGCAGCTTGTTGAGCTTCTCAGCGAGATCGGGAAGACACGCCGTGAGAATGCTCGGGTCGGGTGGCGGGCCGAGGGCGTCTGGGATTGCCTTTACGCAATTATAGATGGCGACGATCATGTCGATCATGTCGAAAAACGGCACCAAGGGCGTCAATACCGGCTGAATTATCTTCATCAGATTGACGTCCGAGATTTCGATCGGACCGGGCATCACGAAGTCGAATGGGTCTGGGAATTCGGGCAATTCCAAGCAAATGTCGAACGCCATCAGATAGCCTCCGCCACGGGGCGAACCACCCGGCCCGCGATGTTCACCTGCGTGGCCTCGAGCGTGATGCCGCCGACGGCGCGGATGGTGAGCGAGGTCGTCGCCTGCAGCGTGACCGTGTTCGCCTCGGCGTTGAACTCGAGGTAGTCGCCAGTCTTCTTGTTGGTCAGTTTGAGCTTCCGCGCGCCCTTGGTTTCGTCGAGCTCGATGCGGAAGGTCTCGGTCGCCAAGACCCGATTGTCGGGCGGCTCCTTCTGCGCCTCTTCCGGCACTTCGGATTGCCCGTCGGGCTTCCCCCAGTGCGCTGCGAGGTAGTAGGGCTGGTCGATGTCCCCCTGATTGAAGAACAGCGCGACCTCGGCGTTCTCCTCGGGCACGGCAAAGAACCCTCGATTCTTCGAGCCTCCCCCGACGGTGCCGAGCGGCCAGGCCCAGCCGCTTCCGGGCTCGATCAGCCCGGGAACGCACACGCGGACGCGGCCGAGTTGCTCGGGGTCTTTCCGGTCGACCACGTATCCCACGTACATGCCGAGCAGCCGCGTGTCGTTCTGCCCGAGGTCGTCATCGAATTGCGGATACACGATTATCGCCCTCCACCGTGTGGCCTTGCCTCGGGGTCGTTCGAGCGGCCGCTGTCGTCGCGGTATTCGACGTAGGTCTCCCCGGTCTCCGCGTTGACCCGTTCGACGGGCTGGCGTTTGCCAGGCACCTTGGGCGCCGACGCGTTGTGGTCGCCGGTCTGCGGCTTGGTGCGCTGCGAGCCCGCACCCCCACCCTGACCGGGCTTTCCCTTGCCGTCGCGCTTGAGCTTGAGGTCTACCGTGTAGCCCGACGACGACACGGAGTGCTTGGCCTCGGTGACGTAGTACTTCCCCGAGAGCAGCGGCGAGATGCCTCGGACCTCGACCACGGTCTTCGCGGCGATCGTCGGGTCGCCGACCACCTGCATCGTGAGCTTGATGGTCTCGCGTTCGGCCTTCACGAAGCGGGCGTCGGCTTCTCGCTGGGCGGCGGTCTTCGTGGTGGCGGTCGAAGGCGCGACGTTCGCCGTCGCGTTTCTCTTCAGCACCGACGTGGTCCCGCTGGCCGGGTTGACCACCTCGATTGTGTCGGCGAGCGTCGACCTCCTGGCCGTGTCGGCGTTCGACGACACCTCGTGCGTGGTCTTCGCCTTCGGGTCGCGCCCCTTCACGGTCACGTTGCCAGCACGCTTCGCAAGGTCGGAGTCCGTGTTGACGGAAATCACATCGCCCTGCTCGGGGTCCGCGTACCACGTGAACACGTGGGTGGGAGCCGAATCCTGGCGTCGCGGGTGGAAGTGCAGCCCGGTGCCGTCCACGAAAAACTGGAAGCCCTCTTTGGCCGCGAGGCGGGTGAGGAATCGCGCGTCGGTCTCGGCGGCCTGGTTGATCACGTCGATCGCGTCGGGAGTGTCCTCGATGTCCACGAACGCCCCCTCGTACCCAGCGTCCTTGGCGACCTCGCGGACGACCTCGGAGCGGGTCTTGCCCTCCCATCGCCGGGTCTTGGCTTGCTGGTTCATCAGCGTCGAGAGCGCCTGGCCCTCGAGCGTGAGCTGCTGGAAGCCCTTCATCGACTTGATGACCGCGCGCCGCGGCGGAGACATGTTGCCTGGGTAGCCCCACGACACCTCGACGATGGCGCCGCCCATGAGCTCGTCGCGGTCGAACAGGGCGAGGTCGAAGTTGTCGAGCTGCAGGGACAGCTTGTCGGCCTTGTTGTCGCAGTCCTCGAAGGTCATCGAGAGCAGGCGCCCGCCCAAGTCGAGGGGCTCGCCGGTGGTGGCTTTCTCGTCCTTGAAGAGCGTGAGGCGGACGCCAGGGGAGGAGCGATTGGAGAACATGGATGAGACTCGCCGAAGAGCAGAGCCTTCCCACGCGCCGGCCGGGACAAGGTGCTATCCCGCTTCCCTCCTCCTCGCCTCCGCCAGGACCACGTCCGTCAGAACCCGTGTCGACGGGATGACCACCGTCGACCCCTCCTCGAGCGCGAGCGTAGGGTCGAGGATCGGGTCCGGCTGGAAGTCGGCGATCGCCCACCAGAAGCCGCACGCCCGCGGTAGCGGCGCGAAGTAGCGACCGGCCAGGTCGAACAGCGTCTCGCCGCCGACGACGCGGTGGATGCGGTTGTCGGCGAACACGCGGTACCGGAAGGGCTCGCGTTCGGTGAGGAACCTTCGCCCGTCCTCGTCGAGCACACCCAGGCAGAAGCCGTGACGCGAGCCGGATTGCGGGGGCATCAGACCTCTTGCCTCCGTTCTTCGGACGTCACCCGCGCATCGAGTATCTCCTCGAACGTGACGGTTGCCGTGTAGACCTGCACCTTCCCGTCGGCCGCGAATTGCTTGTACTGGAATTCGAGGTCGGTCAGCACCGTCTCGATGGTCAGCACGTTCGGCCAGATGAACAGCGTTCGCGGCGGGGCCGTGGCGGGCACGCCCTCTGTGCCCTTGGGCGGCACAGTGAGCGCGCGGAGGAACCCGCGGAATTCGAGGATGTCGGGCGTGGCGATCTGCTCTGAAGAGAAGAAGCGGTCCAGGTAGAATTCCACGCCAGAGAGCTGCCTGTTCCCGGTCGATTGGAACTGCAGGAGCTGGTGCGACAGCCCGGGCACCGTGACGCGGCTCCAGTTGATCTGGACCTTCTCCGAGAGCTGCGTCGGGTTGAACAGGCAGTCGATGCTCTCGGCCGTCTCGACGTTCACAAGCGAGCAACGGGAAGGGCGCGTTCCTGCGTATTCGATTCCCATCGCGTCCTCAGTAGGCCGGCACCGGCGAGAAGCTTCGCGAAGCCGTGTCCGAGCCCGCCTTGTGGACCGCGCGCGCCACGGTCTGCCCATCGATCTGCACGTTCACGATGACGGGCTGAGGCGGCGGGACGTTCTGGGTCACAGGCAGCGCGAACGGGTTCGGCTGCGTCGATAGGGGGAGCGAGGCAACCGCGGGCATCGGCGTGGTCGCGGGCGTCGCCGACGCCGGGGTTGGCCGGGCGGCGCTCGGCTTCGTGGGGGTGAAGGTGAGCGACTCGACCCCGAAGTCCGTGGCCATCTCGCGGTGGGTGAAGCCCTTGAAGTCCCGCACCGCGGACTGGATCCCGGTCGACGCGCCGAACAGACCGGCAATCGAATCGATCACGCCGCCGATTGCGCCAGCAAGCTCGAGCACGGCGCCGATGACCGCGTCGATCACGCCGAACGCGATGAGCTTCATCCCCGTCCAGATCTCGCTCCACGAGCCGCTGAAGATGCCCCCGATGATGAACACCACGCCGGTGACCACGTCGGCCAGCCCGGAGAAGATCGCCATGACTGCGCCGACGACACCGCTCACGATGGACACCCCGGCGGAGATGACCGCCACCACCAGGCCGATCGCCCCGACGATAACCGACACGGCGAACCCGATGACCGTGCCGAGCGAGGTCCAGGCGTCGCCGTTCTCGCGCGTCGCCGCCGCGTTTCCGGATAGGGCGTTGATCGACTCGGCGAGCTTCGCTCCGAGCTGCGTGACCGCATTCGATAGCAGCTCCGCTGCGGGGCGCACCATGTCCCATGCGCTGGCAACACCGGTGGCGATTTGGATCACCGCCGTCATCCCCTGCACCAAGAGGTCGAACGCGACCGCCAGGGTCCTCCCCACCGATTCTCCGGTGGTTCCGAAAGCCTTGAACTTCTCGCTGGCAGCGCCCGCATCGTCGCGCTCGCTCAGGAACCCGAGCGCCATGCCGAGGCGCTCGAGTGCGGCCATGAACTGGTCGATGGTGGGACGGGCTGCCTCCACGCCAGCCGAGAACCCCGTGGCGATACCAGAGAAGAAGTTGCTGATTCGATTGCCCCACAGGAAGAGGTTGATCAGGAAGTCCTTCAGCCCCGCGTTCTCTGCCTTGTTGAGCTCCTCACGCACGGCGCCCGAGAACCCGCCCTGCTCGACGAGCTGCTTGATGGCGTCGAAGAAGAGCGACACGCGCGCCCACATGCGCTGGGAGAAGTCCGCGATGCCTCCCACGTTTTTCTGGAATGCCACGTAGAGCCCCGCAATGGCGAGGCCGATCGCAGCGACCACAGCGATCGCCGGCAGCATCACGGCCACAATCCCGCCGATGGTGATTCCCGCAGCCTTGAGGCCAATTACGAGCAGCGCGATACCCGCCTTGGCGGCAATGGCCGCGCCGACGACCGTGAGAATCGCGCCGGCGCCGACGAAGAGCGCGGCGAAGCCCTTCGTCACCGGGCCGGGCATCGCGCGGACGAACCGGATGAACCCGTTGAGAGCGTCGATGACCACCGCGATGATCGGCTTGAACACCTTGGCAAAGGGCTCGCCCACGACGATCGCCAGCGTCTCGAGCGAGCCGCTCAGCAGCTGCTTTTGCCCAGCGAAGGTGTCGAGCATCTTGTCGCGGAACGCGGCCGCGGTGCCTCCGGCGTTCTCGAACTGCTTGCGGAGGTAGGCGATCGCGTCGGCGCCTTTCACCGTCGCGCCGGTGTTCGTGGTGATGCCGTTGGTCACCTGCGTAAGAATCGCCTGCAAGCTGCCGAGCGCGTGGGCGCCGAACGTGTCGATGAGGAACGAGGACCGCTTCGCGTCGGTCATCTCGTTGAGCTTCGGTACCATGTCCCCGATGATGTCGAGGAAGCTTCGGAAACCCCCTTCCTCGGTCGTGACCGACACGCCGAGGCCCTTGAGGGCGTTCTGGACCTTGTGGCTGGCCATGCGCTCCATTGCAACCGCGAGCCCGGTCGAAGCGCGCTCGACCCCGGGGATGATGTTCTTGACCAGGCCGAGGGAGACGAGCGTCTCCGACATCGACTGGTGCAGCGCCTGCGCGCCGCGGGATGCGATGCCGAGGGCCATGGGGAGCTCGGACGCGTTCAGGGCGAACACGTTGACGGCCTGCAGCATCTGATCGACCGCCATCGTCGCGGAATCCGCCGACAGCCCGAACGCCTTCAGCGCCTGCGACGCCAAGCCCGCGGCCTGCGCTGGGCTCAGCTCCCCGAGGGAGCCACCCGCGAGGTCCAGCACGGGGATGAGCAGCTTCATCGAGTCCTGGGCGTTGAAGCCTGCCTGCGCGAGTTCCTTGAGCCCGACGGTCGCCTCGGTCGGGGAGAACTGGGTGGCGATGCCGGCGTCGATGGCGGCGTCCTTGAGGAGGGCGAGCTCCTCCCTGGTCGCGCCCGACACCGCGGCGACGGCCGCGATCGCCTGCTCGAACTGGCCGGCCTTGTCCGCGAGGGCGAACGCCCCGCCAACCATGGCGGCGCCAGCGGTCATCACCCCGAGCCCGATGCTGAGCTGCCCAAAGGCTGAGGCGATGCTGTCGGTGCCGAGGCCGACGCGCCGGTCCAAGCTCATGAAGTGGCGCTCGAGCGACATCATCTTCGAGGACGCGAGGTCTCGCGCGGTGAAGATGAATCCGAGGCCCATGTTGTTCATCATGCTGGTCACCGTTTCTTGCCGGCGCGTTCGATCTCCCTGGCTTCACGCGAGCGCTGGTCGCCGATGCGCTCGATGAACCAGTCGCGATCGGCCGTGGTCATCTCGAGTGCCTCGCCCATGCTCATGCCGAGCCCCGACCCGCCGTGCTGCCGCCAGCAAAGCTGGAACAGCGCCTCGCGCCAGGCATCGGGGTCTACTGCGGGGAGGAGCCACTCGGGTCCCGCCTCCGTGCCGTCCGGGCCTTGCCCGGAAGGAAGAAGCTCTGGTCGAAAGGGAGCTGCACGTGTTGCCGCGC